CAAAGGATTCGGCTTCGCATAATCCAGCGTACACTGATTCGGAAACTCCTTGGTATGTATAAATTGAGCCGCTTTTAAATTGAACATATAGTTCATTTAGGGTAGGGTCATAACCAAATGCATCAATAGTTGATGATGTTACAGATTGTAGTTCGACGTTCATATTATTAGTTTTATACTGATAATATACTAAGAAGTCTTATGTTTTTCTCTAAAAAATAAAAAATAAAGTCCAAAAAAGAATGCCGATAGGCAATAGAAAATAGCGTCCGTAATCCAATAAGAACCGGTCCATTTCATAATTAGAGCAAATAGGGCATCGAAACCAAGAGGGTTGAAGAAAGTCGCCAGGATCAGGATCCAAGTCCCCATGATCTTTCTCTTCTTTTGTTTTAATTTGGCAAATACTATCACTATCCATGGTGTTAGGAATTTTCTCAGCTGAAAAAATTGATTAGTTGAGTAAACTGAGGATCGTTAAATCTTAATTATTTATTAACTACCACTTGGGTTCGGGTAAAGGGCACGATTCATCCTTAGTTGCGGTCTTTGCAAAAATAAAACAGCCACATTCTCCACATTGACCGGAGTCGGCTAGGAATTTTTCGCAATCATAACAAATATTCAAGCGATTAGTTCGAATATCATCACCGACAAATAACTCATCAAATATCCCTTTAAGCTGAGTCCTAATTTCCTTTGATTTACAATTCTTGCAGTCGCTCATGTTCAAACGGAATATAATTTTCTAATAGAGTATTATACTGTTCTCTGTATTTTAGAACAGCAAGATCTTTGGCTTTTGCTTCAACTTCAATGTCTAACACTAATCCATAAGGATTAATTTGTTCATAGATATAATCTGCATGAGATCTAGCAATAACTGAAGAATCTTCAAATGTTTTCTTTGAACTTGAATAGTGTGTTAGCGGAGTGCAAGGCCAAGTTGAAGCTGCAAGAGTTAGAGCATCCTCTTCAGTTAATCCACTGGTATTAAATCGGTGGTGGTGAAAATCAAATGTGATAGGTGTTCCAATCCTTGCAGTAATTAAATCATAGAGATCTTGAACTGAATATTGTGTAGCCTTATCATCATTTTCTACAACCAGTCGGTTTTGGGCAGATTTGCTAAGTAGTTTAAAATTTTGACAAAATCTATCAGCAGCCGCTTCTTTATCACCGTAAGTTCCGCCTACGTGAATATTAACTGGAAATCTATGGTCATTTGGTAATCCCATTAGATCCATAATTTCAGAATGCTGATTTAAATCTTTGATAGTTTTTGTAACAACGCTTGGAGTTGGCGAAGGTAAAACATCAAACTGACCAGGGTGCATTGATAATCTAATATTATTTGCAAGTACAAATTCTCCAATTGCCTGCATGTCGGGTAGAATTTCCTGAAAATTTGGCAATTGAGTAATTTCATATTCTGACATCCATGGAAAAACATCGCTAGACATACGATAAACATAAATGTCATTTGCAACATTCCATTTTAAGATCGTAAGAATATCCTTGATATTTTGATGGGCCAACTCGCCACAGTATTGAATACCCTTTTGTTGAAAGGTTTTCTTAATCATACCACGATTTGCAGTAACCTTTCTATCTAGTGATAGGTTAATACAGCAATATCCAAGACGAGTTGTTTCATTTATCATAGATCTAATATACTAAATAATTTTCATTTTTGTGAGCTCTTCACACTTTTCAAATTCTTCTTGCCCTTCAAAATAAACTATCATTTCTTTTAAGAGGTCTTCTTTTTCCTTTTCATCAAATGGAATATCATCTGGCCATGTAAAATCGTTGGATGCAAGGTGTTTATACATTTCTTCCATCATATCAATGTACATGCTTTCTAGAGCAGCTTTATAATCAATAACTCGCATTCTGATAATTATTTGTAGCTTTACGAATTACTTCAATTACATCGATTGCATCGTCTAATCCATCATGAGTAACATGATTTTCTAATCCAATTCTCTCTTTACACTTTCCTAAACCTGGCAAAGACTGATCAGTTTTCCAATCGGTAACAAGTACAGCTGGATCAATAATTCGGTTTCTAATTTTAACTTTAGTGTTCCAAGTTGGAATTAGGGTCTCTAGCCAAACTTTATCAAACGATGCAAAGTTTTTTCCGGCCGCATTAATAATAACCCTGTCTCCATCAACTTCACAACCATGAAAAGCGGCCCAACTTGCAAATGCAGTAGCTACCATTTGTGGAGTTAAGATATTGTGTTTTTTACGATATTCACCTCGTTCTTCTCTTGGAATTTTTTCCATGCCAGCAATAATCTCAATAAGATTCATGTTCATGTTAATTGCAAAGGCTGACCCTGAATAGTGTGGATGCTCAATTACACAATTAAATTTAGGTAATTCTGAAATTGGCTTAACTTCATTTGTGTCTTCAATTACTGCACCAATTTGTAGTATTTGACAGTTTTGTGGGTCTAACCCAGTAGTTTCCAAATCAATTGATATGTACTTCATTTCTTACGTTTTATTATATTATACTAATCTAAGATATCCCATGGCAAATCATCATCCTGAATAGGAGTAGACTTTTTAGGCGTACTCGGAGCATCTCCAAATAAGTCATTCATAATTTCATCATCAGTCATATCTTGCTCGTCTAAAATATTATTAGATTTTGCAATATGAATTTGAGTTGCTTCAATTGTATTGAAATATTTGATTTGGCCGCTAGGACTTTCCCATTTACGACCGGCTAATTTATAGCCAACTTGAATTTGATCTCCAGGTTTTGCAAAATCTAGCATTTCGCATTTTTCTTGGATTGCAACAAATGTTACATACTGTGGGTACTTATCATTAGTCCCGACTACAAATTCTCTTTTTTTGAATTTGGCTGATACAAATTGAGTATCATCTACATTAATTAGGGTTCCGTTAAAGGTTGACATATTAAAAGTTTGGGTTTGTTATTTTTAAATCGTAATCTGAAAATCCAGCAAATAACTCTCTATCTGCTTGAAGTCTTGCATCAACTGTGTGGCCTGGCATAACTCTTTCTTCAAGTCGAGTTTTTCTAATTTCTTCTTCAATATCAAAGAATATTACAAATGATTTTGCACGATCTTCTTCAGAAAGATGAGACAGTCCGCTTGGGGTCATAATAAAAACATCATCTCTATAAAACTGTTTAAGAGTAGTGCCGTATGACCAACCATTAAAATCAATTACTTCATAAAATTCATCTTCATCTTTCATTGATTGACACTGGTCTTGACTAAGAAAGAAATAATCCTTGCCGTCCTTTTCGCCTGGTCTTGGTGGACGTGTTGTATAACTTACGGCGTAAGTCATGCCTCTTTCTTCGAGGCGTTTTCTCATGAAATCTTTACCTGATGCACCAGGTCCTACTAAAATAATTCTTGGCATTATATTGTTCTTGTTTTTTCGTAAATTGCTTTAATAACTGGAAATCTTAAAGAGTGCTGACCGTGCTGGTCAGTTGTTTCTTCAAAATATTGAACAGTGATTGTTTTACCTAAAATTTGATCTGGGTTTTTATAAAATTGACGGCGCTGTTCAATTGAAAAACCTGAACCAACTCTAACTTGATTTCCTTTATGTGTAATAAAAATATTTCCAAGCATTTCTTCTTCAATCTCTCGGCCATCTTCGATAACTCTGTGAGTTGAGTTTTCAACACCTTCTACAATATATTCTGCATCCCAAAATTTCTTGACTTTAAGGATTTCATCGCTACGTTTTCCAATATATTGTGTGTCTTTTCTTAGCATTAGACCCTCCCAACCTTGAGCAGTCGAATTAGTAATTTCAGTTTGTAGCTGCTCTTCTGATTCAATCAAAGTTTGTTTTAAGATTGTAGTATTTTTTAAGTCAATTCCACTAAATATTAAAGCAGCAATTGTAATTCGATCCTTAAAGGTTCTATCAGTTGAAGAAGTTTGAGTATTAAATTCCTCCAAGGTTAAGCAGTCAAATACCAAATACTTAGGATTTTTAATTGTATGGTTTTTGCGACCAATTTCTTTAATAATTCCTTGAAAATCTTCTTGACCCTCAGCATTCATCATACAAACCTCACCATCAAGAACAGTATCAATTAGGTTTAGTTTTTTAATGTCAGCCTTCAGCGTATCTAGAGTTAAAAACTCATTGCCGCCTCTAGAAAAGAATTTAATTTCGCCTGTCTCATCAATTATCGTAATGCAGCGGACTCCATCTAGTTTACGACTCATATACCAATGATCTTCAAGCCTTACTTTCTTTTTGGTTTTATCGTCATATGGTAGAGCTAGCGCAACGTCAAATGTTGGAATAGTTCCTGGAAGAACTGAATTAATTAGAGTAGTTGTAGCACGAGTTTTTAGGTTGCGATCTAAGATACTATAGATCACTTCTGAGAACTCCAAATTCTTAGCTATAAATCCATTAACACAAGCAATTGCAGAGTTGCCAGTGACACGACGTTCATTCAGGTCGTCTAATAATTGGAACAAGTCATCGTAATTATCGAAGATAAGGTCCTGATGTTTCTTTAAGTTTGCTGGAGTAACATAGTATTGCTTAAATGGAGAATACGTATATTCCAGGATCTTTCTAAGAAATGGACTATCAAATTGACTAAGTACTGCTTTTTTATCATTAGTCGATGATGTTACATTCATCGATTCAATAAATTCCTGAATTTGCTTGAGATTTGTCATATACTTATTATACAAAAAAGGAGACCAATTTGGTCTCCTTTCGGCATATAAAAGACGCCAATAAATTAGGCGGGAGTTTCCTCTGTTTTAGGAGCCTCGACTGGAGTTTCAAGAGCTTTAATTGCTTTATCCAACTCATGAACTTTTGAATAGGCACTGTTTAATTGGAAAGAAACTTTAAATAATGCTTGTGCATTATGCAAACCTGTGAATTTTGCTCTATTTAAAAAGTAAAGACACGATTCGATACAAGCGGCAGGTAATCTAACTGGGCTAACCTCAGAATTTTTACCTTCTCCTTTATGGTTTTCAATTTCTCCCAATAGCATGTTATGATTTTGTAGAATAACGAAAGCTTCGTTTGGTCCAGTAAATTCAACACTATTTTTTAAGAAATTTCTCAACCACTTAAGATCATCTTGCGTCATAGATGGAACATCAAAATGACCACGACGTTGTGCTTTAAGACTTTCGATTTCTGATAATTCTTGTTGAGGTTCAGTTACCTCGGTAGATTGATCCATAATCTGATCAACTTGTTCTAAAATTTGCTCTTCTTGAGTTACAGTTTCGTTTGACATAAATATCTTTGTTTTTGTTAAGATATTATACCAAACTCTATTCGATAGTTTCAATTAAACGTTGAGCAATTATCTGTTGAGATCTTGATAATTTTTCAACTGCTTCTTGGAATGGAATAAATCCAGCCCAATCTACCTCCTCGGCTTGTAGTTGTTCTTTAGGTAATTTAGGCGAATCGAGGCCAATTTGTTCAAGACTCTCAATGTGTACCTCAAAATAAGCGCAGCGACTGTGAGGAATACCGCGACGGTAAAATACAAAATATTTCTCATTTTTATCAATTAGTTCTGGATCTACCGTAACCCCGGTCTCTTCTCTAGTTTCACGAATTGCGCAAGTTAAAA